CGATTCCATCCCCTGCGGGGGGAGACACGGATCCGAGGCTATCGCTGCATCTATATCCCCCTCGAGGAGGTCGCCGCCTACCTGACGGATCGGCGGGATATCGTGGAGATGGAGCATGTCTATAAGGCGGTGAGGGCGAGCATCAAGGCACTGCTCGAGCATCAGGATTGCCACTGGCAATGTGGCTTTCTCTCAGTCTTTTTCCGGAAATTCATGATGGAATTGAGTGAGTTGCGCCGGATCGGTGGCGAACCATACCTGGATTATCTGCGGGGGCGCAGGGCGGCGGAGGAGGCATTTTTGCAGGGGCGCGCGCGGCAGCAGTTGCGCCTCTTTGTCGAAATGCAGGCGGGGGCTACAGGGGCTGCGATCAGCGAGGGCTTGGCAAAGCGGCGGGCAGAGCAGGGGGCAGAACGGGCGCAACCAACCCAGCCGATCAGCGCAGCGCAGTAATAAAAATATAGTATCAACCGGGGTATCAACCGGGCGTTGGAAAAAAAACGCAATAACTAAAAATACCGAACCACGGAACCACGGAACCAATATGGCAAAGAGCATAGCACTCTCATCGGCGTCGCAGGCGGACCTCATCATCAAGCGGATGTTCAAGGAATCTCTCGAGGCGGATGCCCAGGCGCGCAAAGACGAAACCGCACTGCGGCTGAATTTCTATCACGACGCTCAGGAAGAGCGACTGCGCGAGGTCATCGGCAATAAGTTTTCCGAGATCAACCCGCACAGATGGACGCTTATCACTCTTAATATAGTAAAGAAAATCATCAACCAACTCGCGATGGTTTACCTCAAGGATGCCAAACGTGAGGTCCAGGGCAGCGACGAGGATAAGCAGATCTTTGAGGAGATCGCGCGGATGTGCAACCTGGGCGCAACGATGAAACTCGCCTCGCGCTATACAAAACTCCTCAAGACCGTTCTGCTGCGCCCGGTCTGGCGCGAGGGGCGGATGGACCTCGATATCCTCACCGGGAACCTTCTGGATGTGCAGATCGGCGATACGCCGCGCGATCTCCAGGCGGTGCTCGTCACCCGCTATCCCGAGAGCGGGCGCTACGACGAGATCAATTATGCGCTCTGGACCCCGGAGCGGATCACGACCCTCGATTATCGCGGCTATGAGGTGGGCAGCGAGCGGAATCCCTATGGCAGGCTGACCTTTGTCCCATTATGGGATCGCGTTCCGAACTCGGATTTCTGGCTCGTGGGCGGCGACGACCTCATCACCGCCCAGGAAGCCCTGAACAAGCAATTGGTTTACTTACTGCGCACGATCGAGATGCAGGGCTTCGGTATATTGTGGCTAAAGGGCGTGGACGGCGGGAACATGCTGCTCGATCCGGGGGCGGCGATCCGTATCTCTGCGGCAGATGGGGAGGCGGGGTTTATCCAACCGGATGCCCCCATTGCGGATGTCGTCGCAGCCCTCGAGTGGTTAATGAAAACCACCGCGATGACGAATGGGCTGAGCGCCGCCTCGCTCACCACCGAGGTTAAGGACGAGAGCGGGGTGAGCAAAATTGTCGGCAACCGCGAGCTTGAGGAGATGCGGCGGGATGACGTCGCCCTCTTTGAGGGGTACGAGAAGCAGGTTTTCGAGGCAATCCGGGTGGTCTGGAATGCCCACAATCCGGGGCGCAAGATCAGCGCAGCGGCGGAATTGAAAGTCGATTTTTACGACCCCAAGCAGGTCGTCAGCGCCGTGGAGCAATGCGACGAGTGGGAGAGCCTGATCCATCTGGGCGCGATCTCGCTGGTGGACGTCGCCATGCAGAGAAATCCTGACCTGAAGACGCGGGAGGATGCCCTCGCCTATCTGAAGCAGGTCCGGGATGAGCAGGCGGAACTCGCCAATCATGAGATGCTGGAGGATGAAATGCGCCTCCAGCAGGAACTGGCGGAGGATGAGGATGATGACGACGACGGTGATGACGGAGACGAATAGCCGTCGGGGATCTGTCAGGGATTCTGATAGGTTTTTACGATTTGTATAGTACAAAAAATCAATAATAGCCGTGCAATCGGCACAAAAAATAACCGCCGGACCGGGCGAAAAACGGGAGAAAGCATGATGGAAAATCTGGATGGATTCGATATGCAGCAGTCGCGACAGACCAGCGCTGACGCCGGCGTTAAGGGCGATGCAGGGCAGAGCCACAGCACCGGACAGGTACAGGATGGGCAGCCGGGCGGAACCAGCGTCGCCGCTGGCGGCGGGAAATACGTTCCCAAATCACGCCTGGATGAGGTAATCCGGCAGAAAAATGAAGCCCTCGAGATGATGAATGCCCTGGCGGATGAATTGACGGAAGAGGTCCCCGAGGAGTATCGGGACATGATTCCCGATCTCGCCCCGGCGGACAAGGTCAAGTGGCTGCGCGCTGCCCAGAAACGGGGACTGTTCTCCTCGGCGGTTGCCGGCATGAACTCCCCCGATTCAAGGCGGACGGGTGGAGGACGCGCGGTGGATTTCGACGGACTCAGCCCGCAGGCAATGCTGCGAATGGGATACGAGCGTTCCCTCAAGAAGTGAGGCACGGCGCAGGCGCAAATCGTCTGCGCAACCAAACCAAAAAACAAAGGATGACTAAAAACTATGATTACTCTACTTGAAGCCGCCAAATTGGAGACCAATCCGATCAAGCGCGGGGTGGTGGAAATCTTCGCCCGCAGCAGCGAGGTGATGACCCGCCTGCCGTTCTGGAACACGAATAGCCTGTCATTTGAGTGGGTCAAAGAAAACTCGTTGCCGGAGGTCAACTTCCGCGGACTGAATGAGGATTACAGCGAAAGCCAGGGGACCTACGACCGGCTGAAGGAAACCCTCTTCCCGCTGGGCGGCAAGAGCCGGGTGGATCGCCTGCTGGCTCAGCACAGCCCCGCCGAGGTTCGCAGCCGCTATGATTCGCTTTTTGCCAAGGCGATTGCCCTGAAGTACACACGGCAATTTTTCAAAGGCGACAATTCCGCCAATCCCAAAGAATTCGACGGGCTGGAAAACCGCCTGACCGGCGACCAGGTAATCGACCTGGGCGACGAACTCAACCCCTCGACGGCAACCATGAACCTCGCCAAGGTGGACGAATTGATCGACCTGGTGCAGGGCGGCCCGGACGTTTTGTTTATGAACAAATTTACCTCACGCGCCATTGATGCCGCCGTGCGCGCGCAGGGGCAGAGCATCGAGACCGTCACCGATCAATTCGGGCGGCGGCTAAGCGCCTATGCCGGCATCCCCAAGGCGATCATCGAGGATGATGCCGCGGGCAATCCCATCCTCGGCTTTGACGAAGGACGCCCCAACGATCCCGAGAGCCGGGATTGCACCTCAATCTATGCGGTGCGCTTCGGCGCGGGGGAATGGGTGAGCGGCTTACAGGTCAATTTGCCCAACCCGATTGACCAGGGGTTAGTTATGCCACATTTCGTTACATACTTTGATTGGGCTTGCGGGCTGACGATGTTCCACCCCAAGGCAGCGGCGCGGCTGCGCGGCTTCCGCCAGGCGTAAGCATGGGCAAGGGCTGACGGCTCCCCGGATTAACGGGCTGTCAGATTGACGATTCGACGGATTACAGCCTTGCAGGTCAACGGATCAACGGATCGACGGTTGAACGGATCAACGGATCGGAATCAAACATTCATCACAAAAGAAAACGAGGTACTAAAAATTATGTACGATACATTACTTTCCCTCAAGGATAGCGGCGCAGTGACCGCCGATGGCGCGGCAACCGTGGACGGAGCCGCCCGAGCGCTGGACGTCGGGACCGGCAACTATTCCGGCGTCTGGAACGTGGATGTGACCGCCTGCGCTGTGGACGGCGGGGATGAATCCTACCTGATTAGCCTCCAGGGCGGGGATAGCGCTGATTTCGATGGCGATTACATCGAACTAGCTTCCCTAAATATCGGCGACAAGGACGTAACCGGGCATTCGATCGATCGCACGACCGGGCGCTATAAAATTCCCTTCACTAATAATGTGGATGGGACCGTATACCCCTATCTGCGCGTGTGGACGGACGTGACCGGCGCGGCTCCCAGCGTAACGTTCTCATCGTGGCTGACGGACGTTTGACCCGATGGACCGACCGGCGACCGCATGATAACCAAGAGAAAGTATTCATGACGCCTGCTTTTTTGGGGGAGGGAGAACTGTGCAGCCCTCCCCCGCTTTTTTGCCTGGCAGGCGGACCCGAGAAACCTGAGTGATAAGGATAAAAAAAAATGAGCGACATGAATATCGATGGGATCAGGAGCGAGATCATCCTCGACCTAAGCAGCGCGATAAAGCAACTCGAGCGCATGATCGGCGAACTGGGCGACCTAAAAAAAGACCTGGGCAAAACGGACCAATCCTTCAAGGATACGGCAAAAGTCGTAGCAACCATGACCGCCAGGCTCGACGATAGCGGCAAGGCAATCTCCGCCCTCGCCGCCCGGATTATGGGGACCTCGGCGGCGCTGGATACTCTGGAAAAGGAAGCCAAGCCCGCGGGCAAGGCGGTGGATGATCTGGGGAAGAAAACGCGCGGGACCGGCAAGGAGATGGAGCGGCTGGATGCCACCGCCGAGGGGGCTGCCGCGTCCCTAAATGAGGTGGAGAAAGAAACCCGCGAGGCGGACAAGCAACTGGAGCGCCTGGACAAGACCGCCCGCAAATCAGCGCGATCAGTGGATGCCGTGGGCAGGGAGAGCCGGGATGCCGGGCGCGATCTGGGAAAATTCGGGCGCATGAGCCAGGAGGTGAGCCAGGAGGCTTCCACCCATATCGGGACGCTGCTCGCCGGGTTCCACTCCCTGCGGGCGGGGATCGCCGGGGCAGGGGCGGCGCTGACCGGTGGGGCACTCTATGAGGCAGCCAGGAGCGGGGCAGGGATGGAGGCACAGCGCGCCGCTTTCGAGAATGTGATCGGCAGCCTGAGCAAGGCGGCGGAGATGATGGAGCAATTGCGGCGCGCCTCGGGCTTTGCCGTGAGCGAGGAAGCCCTGCGCCGCTTTGCCATCCGTGCCGAGCAGACCGGCATCTCGCTGGAAAAACTGGCGAAACTGGTAGAGATCGCGCGGGCGGCGGCGGTTGCCTATGGGCGGGACCAGGAAGAAACGACAACGCGCGTAATCGAGGCAGTCAGCAAGAGGGAGCGGGAACTGCTGGACGAGGTCGGCATCATCGTCGGCGAAATCGAGGCGCAGAAGCGCTATGCCGCCGCCGTAGGACGCTCGGCTGATTCCCTGAGCGAGGCGGAAAAAACACAGGCATTCCTAAACGAAACTCTGCGCCAGGGAGAATTTTTGCTCACCAGGGTCGGGGACGCGACCGGCGGCACGGCGAGCGAATTTGCCAAGTTTGAAACCAGTGTTGGGGCGGCGTGGCGCGCCACCAAGGGGCTGCTGGCGGACGCCGTTGAACCCCTGATCCGGGAGCTGAATGACCTCGAGGAGGCGATGGCGGGAGTGGGCGAGGCGCAACGGGAGGCGCTGCGTCCTGCCCCTCTGGGGACCTCGCTGGATCAATTCCGGGATGCCCTGGGCAAATTAGGGAGCGCCGAGCCGGAACTCGCGCGCCTGCAAGCCGCGCGGGAAACCGCTATCCAGAACGATGATCGCTATGAGGCGGAGCGGTTGAGCGGGCTGATTGTCCCCCTCGAGCGGGCGCTGGTGGAGGCGCGGACGCGGGTGGATGAACTGGCGGATGACGTCCTCAAAAAACTAGTGGACCTCCCGGCGGACACCCTCCCCTTTCTCGAGACCGGCATCCGGAGGATCAAGGCGACCCAAGCAGAACTGGATGAGACGAGCAAGAAAATTGCCGCCCTGCGCGAGCAGATGAAGAATCCGGATATCCAGATCGCCGCGCGCGCCAGTGCGGATGTCGAGGATGCCGAGCGGGCGCTCACCGGGCTTCAGGAGCGGCTGGAGCGCCGGATCGAGGGGATGAAGATCCGGCTGCGGCAACCATTCTCCACCGAGCAGCAGCAAGCCCTCAGCGATGCCATCCTCGGCAAGGTCAAGCAGGAGATGCAGGCGCTGCCGGCATTGGCAGAGGATGCGCGCAAGGAAATTGCCAAGGAACTGGAAACGCTGCCCGAGCGGGCGGTTCCCCAGGATGAGCGGGCGGTCGAGCGCCTGCGTCAGCGCCTGGCGGAATTCCGCAAGATGGAGACGGGGTTCACCCTGAGCGAGGCGGAGCGGGCGGACCTGGGCAAGATCATTGCGCAGTATACGCGTGAGGTTGGTGAGGCGGAGCGGGCGCTTGCCGAGGCGCGGGTGGAGGAACGCCGTCAGGCGCTGGAAAAAATCCAGGCAGAGGAGCGGCAGGCGCGGGATGCCGTGATCGCCCTGAGCCGGGAAGAACTGGAGGCGGAGCGCGCTGCCGCAGAAAATCGCCTAAAAATGGCGCTCCTGACCGGCGAGGATGAGGTCCAGGCGCGCGCGGCGCATCTCGATGAATTGAGCGAACTCCGCCTCGCGCAGTATCGGCTAGAGGCGGAGGCAGCCGCGGGCAATGCGCAGAAAATCGCGGTGCTCCAGCAGGGGCTGGACAATGATCTGCTGGCGATGGAATTGGAATTCCGGGCAGAGAAGCAGCGCATCGAGGAGCATGCGGCACAGGATGAGGCGCGCGAGCGGGAGCGCCGGACGCGGGAGTATGAGCGCGGACTCGAGCAGCGGGTGCGCGCCTATGAGGATGCGGTCGCGCAGATACGTGGAATCGAGGAAGGTCTGCGCCAGCAACGGCAACAGAACGTCAAGGGGCTGCTGGATTCCTTCACTCGCGGCGACGACATGCGCGCCGTCATGCAGGATGCTCTGCTCGATGAGTTTAACGAGCGGGTGGTCCGCCTGTTGACCGGCTACCAGGCGGAC